CGTACAGCTTCTTTGTAACTAGCCATACATTGTTGTGCGGAAGCCATTCTAATTTGAGCAAGACCTGGGTCTGTTGCTCTAGAAGCTGCGTCCATCAAAGCTTTTGATTTTACATAATCTATTAATGCTGGTTGTAAAACATTATCTATATCTATTGTACCAGTAATAGAGCTTAATTTGTCTGGCTCTGCATAATAAGATATAACAAGACCTGCAATCATTTGGTCTCCAGTAGAGCCAAGTTGTACTGCTTTTAACTTACCTTCGTTGGTTTCTGTCGTACTTCCGTCTCCTTGAGTGGTAGCAATAGCTAATCTATCTCCTTCTACCCACCATACAAAAGTATCACTAGGGTCTTTATATGTGCTGCTTACGTAAGCCATTATATCTCCGTCCAATTAGTATTAGCTGCTGTACTTGACTCGTTATAAAATTGTTTTATTCTTCCAGTTGTTATTCTAGGAATTGTTATGTATTCTCCATCTGAGTTTAATATTGTACATCTAAATACTTTGTTAATAGTTACTGATTCATCATCATCTAAGGCATACCATAGTTGATTATGAACTAAATTTGTTTTAGCATTCTCTATTTGATTAGTATATCTACCCATATCAATCAATGCTTCGTTAATTAAGTTTAGTACATAGTTCTCTGATACATCAGGAACTGCTTGTAGTACTCTACTATATATCTCTCTACCTGTAAATTCTATTGCTGCCATTATAACGCTCCTTGAAGAGTTTGTATTTGTTCTTTATACCTAGCATCTACCTGAGCATACTGTTGAGTATACCACTGATACTTAGCCTGGTCTCTAGTAAGTCTAGCTTGAACTTCTTGACCATATTGAGCTGCTGCTGCCAGTTTACCTGAAACTTCACTCATATAAGGAGCAACACTTTGAAGTTCTAATTGATAAGAAGCCATTAAAGAATTTACTTCTGCTATAGCTATATTTGCTCTTTGTAATTCTTGCTGTGCTACTGCTACACCTAAATTAGCTTGAGCTATTCTTGAAGAACCTTCTTGTGTTCTAGCATTTGCTGCAGCTATGTAAGCTGCTGCATATCCAAGTCTAGCTTGTACTTCTTTTGCATAACCATCTGCTTCACTAAGAGCTATCTGAGCCTCTTTTACCCTCATGTCTCCAATGCTAGTCCATTCTGCTAAATGAGCTTGAGCTCTTGTAATTTCTGTTTGAGCTATAGCAAGAGCAGAAGCAACAAGCTCTGTATCTTCTTCTGCCTGAGCTCCTCTTGCATCTAAAAGAGTACTAGGTTGGTCTCCAGTAATAGTTTCTTGTGCTTTATCTAAAGCATCTTTTACTCTTGTTAATTGAGAGTTGTCAGTTAAAAATGTATCTTCATCTCCAAAAACAGAATCTGCTTGGTCTGAAAGAAATTTATCTGCTGCTACTTTTGCTTTGTCTACAGCTGCTTTAATTGCTGTTAATGCTGTAGAAATATCTCCAGAAGTTGGGTCATTAGTTAATATAGCTTCTTCGTCAACTAAATGTGCATCTATTTTACCTAAAGCTGTATCTACATCTCCAACAAAATCTGTTACATCTAAACCGCTACCAAAACCATCATTATCTATAATATCTTGTGCTTTTACTAAAGCGTCTCTTACTACTGTAAACCTCTTATTTGTATTATCAAACAATTCTGTAGTATCATCTATATCTCCTATAGATGTAACAAAATTATCTATTTGTGCTTTTGCTTTTGCTAAAGAACCATTTGAATCATGAACTACATCGTCAATCTCTGCATTCATAAGTGCTAATGCACCTGTTGAAGCGTGGTCTATTAAATCATTAGATTGTAATCCATTCATTAATCTTTCTAATGCATTTCTTGCTGCATATAAAACTACTGCTTCTTCTGCCTCATCAGGAAAATTTGTTATAGAAGTATCATCATAAGTCAAACCTGAAAATGAAAGGTCTATATTAACTAATGACATATCATTCGTAGAAGCACTTGTAGGAAATACCTGTAAAGTATCTCCATCAATCCAATAAGCAGGGTCACTACTAGAGGATGCTTCCATATAACTAGAGTCAGTAACTCTTCCTTTTAATGCAGGAGAAACTTGTCTACAAGGCATAAGTTTACTGCCGTTGTTTTCATCTTTACGCATAACAGCAATTACTTTTTTACCTTCTACATCAATTGTATTCTCAAAAACAGTTGTTGAAGCTACTCTTTCAAGTTTATTTAAAGGCAATATATTTAATACAGAGCGTGCACCAGCTGACAACCAGTCACTTAATGCTGTATCGTCAGTGCTTGCAAAGCCTGTCAAATCATCTATTCTTGTTTTAAAATCAGCCATTACTTACCTTGTCCTCTATATTTTTTGACATAATATTTTTTACTATCTTTAGTACCATACTTAGTATTTACACTATTGCCTTGTCTAGTTTTTTTCTTTCCGTTAGTATGTCTAACTTGTGTTCCAAATATTTGTCTTCTCATTTCTTTTTCTTTCTTCTAGCAAAAGTTCTTACATTTGTTGGTTTACCACCAACTCCTTGTTTCTTTGCTCTCTTTCTTCTTACTGCACTTCTTTTTTGCGAAGCGCTCATTCTAGCAGCTTTGGCAGCTGGAACACATTTAGGATACTTTCTTTTACTACCCTTAGCAGACTTACGTCCACACTTTTTATGTCCACCGCCTTTTTTCTTAGAACCTATATCAACCCAGTTCTCACTAAACCACTTTCTAAGACCGCCTCTGTAAGCCATTACCTATATCCACCGCCACGTTTTTTATATTCTCTTACTAACCAAGCGTTAGCATAAGCTGATGGGTATACAGCAAATTTATTTTTAGCCGCTGCCTTTACCCTAGAATACAAAGAAGGGTTAGTTGGTGTAGGCTTACCAGTTCCGCGTTTTTTCTTTTTAGCCACTACTTTCCTCCGTGAGTTTTTACTACTTTCATAGGCATAGACAATGAAGCTCCTTTATGTCTTTTAAATTTAGCTCCATGTTTCATTAAAACATATCCCTTGCCTTTTTTCATAAAATGATAACCTTTAGGCGCTTTTACATTCATTTCTTTTTACCCTTTTTCTTTTTCTTGCCTTTTTTCTTCGTTCCACTTCCATAACCATATGCCATTACATTATCCTCTGTTTTGGTCCCTTGCTAGATACTTTAGAAGCTCCTTGTTTAAGCTTTTCCATACCTTCTTTATGAGACATTGTTCTTATATCAATCTGGTCTTTTCTAATAGCTGTTGCAAAGCGATTGTTTTCTCTTACAACAAATTGAGTACTCCATCTTGGTGGATTAGCTCTTTGTCCACAACTTGGACAATTGAACATTCCATCAGGATTTGGCTCGTTACAATGTTGACAATTAGCCACTATACTTTAGTAATAATAATATATGCAATTCTACTTCTATCTAACATAACTGCATTAGTAGCTACTAGTTTTGCATCATCTATGGTTTCAATATAATCATTGATTTCTTTCGCTAAAGAGCCAGTTACTGTACTTGCTAGCGGACTAACATCGTTGATTATAACTTTTGTCACTGTATCAAAATTTGCCATTTCTTTCTCCTATTAGTTTTAAATTTTTTATAGGTTTCGGAGTGGGACTTGCCCACTCCATAGTACCTAATAACTATTATGATTGGTCTGCAAATACAATAGCAGTATTTGTAGCAGACACAACGTGTCCGTTAATATACCACTTTTGTCCATCGCAAACAAATTTAACCATAGTACCTGCTTCAGGTGTTAAAACACTTACCTTTGAGTTACTAGTGTTATTTGAGTCTACAACGTTTGTTACATCGCCATCAGTGTCATTATGAACTAAACCACCAACAAAGTAGTTTACATTCGCACCTGTGTCGAATTGCCAATCTTGAGCATCGGCAGCTGTACCACCATACCAGAACTCATAACTTAATCCAAGTTCTTCTGCTGGTAAACTAATTACAATATCAGCAGTTAAATCAGGACAAACGTGAATTGCTCCTGAGTTATCTGCGCTAATTGAGTAAGTAGCTGCATCTGGAAGAAAAATAACTTTTCTTGCTGCTGCTCCATATGCTCCACTATTTTTATTGCTTCTATCTGCCTTCATCTTATAACCCCTCTATGTTGTATAAAGCGTGAGATTCAGGAAGTGTGATTTCAAGACCTGCTTCAGTAAGAATCATGTCTTTTCTCAAATCTTCATCTGCACTTTGTACATTTGTCATGATTTGAGTGTCACGGTTAATTCCATTACCTACTAGTGGTCTGTAAGCTAACTGACTCATGTCAGCCATAACCATCATTCCACTTGTAATGCCTCTGAATAAAGGTTGTTTAACTAAGAACATACTTCCGTGCACAGTATTAATTTCCATTAATTTGTGTCCAAAAGCACCGTCTACGTTATCCATGTTAACTCTGTATGGAGCGTTTCCGTATCCTACAGAAGCGTCAACAAAGGCACCATCGCCCATTTTGTTAAAGAATGAGATAATTGGTAAAGAAGCTAAAACAAGTTTTTCGCTTGCTCCGCCTCTTGCAGGGTCAAATATAACCTCTAAGTCTGATAATAATTGGTCATATGTTAACTCTGATTCTTGTAAAGTTCT